GTCGGTTGTCGAATTTTGCTGTCAAATCACGCAACTTGATTTGCGCGGCTGCAATGTTAAGAGGCATGGTATTTCCTTTCAGAGTAAATCTGTGAGTGTGTCAGTGATTAGCCGTGAACGTTGATGAGAACATCAACCACTGTGGCGGAAACGTAATTGACGACGCGGCCAACTTTGCTGGCGCTGCTGCTGCTGGCCTGGATCGTGTAGTTGTCGATTGCATACACGAGGTCACCATTCGTCGCCTGTGTGAATGAAGAGCCAGTCAGGCGGAAGATGCCGTCGGTGTACAGTTCAACTTCGAGGTCACCAGCTGAGCCACCGGAGTTGTCGCACTGCTGATAGACGACGCCGGCGAATGCGTTCGCTCCTGCGTTGTCATCTGCGACGATATAGCCGGTCGATGCGTCGAAGAACGCAAGAGTCCCGGCGTAGAGATTGACGCTGCTGGCCTTGCTTCGAGTAAGCCGGCCTGCACCCTGCATGAGAGTGATCTGATTTGCGGTAACTGCGGCCACTGTATTTTCTCCTGAGAAAGGGTTTGGGACTGAATTACTTTTGAAGCGGCTCAAGCCCGTCGTCGATGCGTCGGGATCGAATCCACTGCTCTTCTGTCACGGTGATGCTGTCGCGATTTGCGGCGAATTCAGCCTTGTACTTTGAGTTGGGGTCTGGCTGTGGTTCTGCGGCTGGCTGAATGACACTTCCGCGCTGCGCGGACAGGTCACGCAAGGCAGACTGCGTGGCTTCCACGCTGAAATTGCCATTGATAAAGAGGCTGAATTTGTCCGGGACGCCTGCGAGATTGCAAAGCGCCTGAATCTGCAGGCATCGGGTACGCTCTGCGGCTGCGAGATCGGCGGTCGGAGTCTGCGCAACTGGGACTGCCGGGGCTGCCGAGAGATCGGCTGCGGGGGCTGCCGGAGCGGCCGGCGTTTCTGTGGTCACGGTGTCGGCCGGGGTCGGCTCTGGCATGTCATCACCTCGTGATGCAAGGTAGCGATTCAAAAATCCGCTGATTCGCTCCCGGATCGCTGCGGCGGGTGCGTCGGAAAAGTAGGCGTCGAGCAGGGCTGTAGCCTGCGCGGGTAGATTTCTGGGATCTGCTTCAGTCAGCGAAAATAATCCGGTGCGAGTGGCCGCAGGGCTGTCCACAACGTCGCCGGCTTTCATGCCGGAGAATCGCATCGGCCATCGCATTTTCTTCCGCTTGTCGTTGTCGGATTCGCGGTGTCGTGAATCCTCAAACTGTGAGAGGTTCTGCTCGTCAAATCTGGTTGCCATTGAAACGCCGAAGGATTCCGGGTCCTGTTCAGCGAGATCCAAAACATAGTTTCCAAGGTCACCCTGTGGGCTTGTATATGCTGCGTCGGCGATGTGCAGGTCTGCCCGGACGGTGTCGCCGTCGATGCGGAAATTGGTCCACCGGCCGAGATATGACCCCATGCCGTCGTTGCTCATGTTCGGATGCGTGAATCTGGCCTTGAGTCCGTTGCGGGTTGAGTTGCCGAATTGAACGACCTGCTGGAGTGTTTCAGCGTCAACCGTAAACGGTCTGGCGTCCCCAGGGTTGAGGTCACCGGCTTGCATCATTGCAGCGCCATAGATAACGCCGCCTTCGCGGTCAACGCGCGTCGGGGCCTGCCGGCTTGTGTCGGTGCGAAATGTTGACTTATCGGGTGCGGTGCTAATTACTGGCATTTGCTTTGTCCCTTGATTGCATTTGTCGCTGCACTTTGCCCGCCCATGCCTTGCCGGGATCGCCACCCCAGAGAGCCCATGCAATGCGGCCGTTCGACGGGTAGCCTTTTTCGTTGGGGCTGAATCCTTCGCCTTGCTTGTCTACTTCATGACGGGCGAAAAACCTCACCATGCGGCCGATCGTTGATGGGCTGACTTGTTTGCCGCCTGCTAAGTCGCGGGCTCGTGCTATGCCGACTGCAGTGCCGCCACGTTTGTATTCGCGTCGCCACTCCAATCCTTGCCGGGCTTCAGATCGCACACCTGCGGGCGGAGTGAAATTGATGCCCGCGTATTTAGCCGGAATTGCGAAATCTCCCAACTCGCTTAACTCGTCTTCAGGCTCATCGTCTGGGCTGTCGTCGTCTGTGCTGACTGGTTCTTCGTCGAGTTCCAGAGACATGCGGTAGGCCTGAACGCGAGCCTCCATGTCGGCTTTGGCGTACAACTCTCGCTCGATCTGCTGCAGTGTCTCATCGAAGTCGCGACCACGGGATGCGAGCGATTCTGTTTGTGTGGTTAAGCCGGCTTCGATAGCTGCCACATCGGCTTTGACTTCTTTGTCCGGATCAACCCACGGCCAACCTGGCGGAATCCATTGATGATTGAGAAAATGGGCGCGGTTTTCTTCGTATCGAACTGGGTCGATCGCCACGGCGCCTTGAATGACACACTGGTCAACGAAACGAGCCCACAACTTACGCAAGGTCCGATCGATCAACACGTGTTGCCAGCATTTGAACGTGATTCGGCCATCGATTAGAGCAAGCCTGCCGCCGCTGAAATTGTTCGTGAATTGCTTTGCGAGCAGTTCGTAGGGATATCGCAGGGCTGCGGCCACGCCATGTAATGCCCACTCGACGTATGGGCCAAGAGTTGTGCCCGGTCGTGCGGGGTCGCTGAATTGAACAGACTCGCCATCACCGAGGTATTGAATCGTGCCCGGGCTCAGGTCTTCAAGATTGGATCGGCTTCGGCCTGCCTCTGCCAGTAAGGCTGGGTCAGTCGCACCGGTAACGAATGCCCCATAGCACGCCGCCACCTGCTCAGCGACCAGGTGAGCGTGCACGAAGTCCTTGAGGTCCTTTAACTTACCCATCGCAGGAGCCAGCCATGGAACGCCGCGGAGTTGGCCTGGGCTCACTTCTTCGAAGCAGTGCAGGAGGTCTGTCAGTGGAACCTCGTCCTCCATCTGATCGGCTGCGTAACTGTCATTCGGAAGGCTGCGTCGCACGAATGCGGCAATGGCTGTGCCGCGTGCGTCGAGCCTCATTCCCAGCCGCCGCTCTGGCTTGCCCTGCTGCAGCCATGAATAGACTGGAATGCGTTGCGGATGGATTACTTGGACGGACAGTGTCACGGGCTTTTCAGGGCTGTCGTCGTTGCCCATATAGAGCCACGATTCGCCGTAAATGCCGTTGCAGCGTTCCAACAGTCGCTGCTTCGCGTAGAAGCCCTCTGCGATTGCCCAGCGGTGCCAGAGCAACTCGATTTGCGTGTTGAAGGTTTCGGCCTGTGATTGTGTTACAACGCCTCTGGCAGCCTGCACGCGGGCCTGTGGGCGAATACCTTGCCCGATGACATTATCGACACGGCCATTCACTGCCGACGCTGCGAATACGTCGTTGCGGTAAAGGTCGGTTGCCCGGTCGATCATTGTTTCCAGTTCGGTGCCGATCGCGTCGTTTTGGGTGAGCTTCGACGCAATCCACTTTTCCCCGCGGAGTCTGTCGTTGTCTGCGGCTTCGTAGGCTGCGAAGTTTTCAGCAGCTCGGTTTGCCAGCATGAGGCGGAGTTGGCCATCAACACGGGCCTTAATTCGTCCCATTGCCCATGCGGGAGCAATCTGTAGCAGTGCCCTATCAATACGAGTTGGCTTTGCAGCCTCACGGACGTTGGCAGCGTAGTCTGGTTTTGTGCTCATCGCTGGAACCTCACAAGATTCCGAGCTGCGTGAATGCCGCCTGATGCCTGCCGGCGAAGATCAGAGATTCTGGCGTCGAGTTCAGCCAACCATGTACTGGTGGGCTCCTTCTGCACCATTTGCCCGTCTACGGTGTACGTAATGACGGGAGCCCCCGCGAGCAAACCGGTTTCGACACGGTCGCGGAGGTCTTCGTAGAGTGCCAGGCGTTCGGATGCGGATCTTGCCATGCTCGCAGCATTGCGGCTGCGTGGCGTTTGCTCAATCGGGCCTTACCAGATATCTGGTAGTTATCGCCGCTTCCGGGCTTCGGCGTAGGCAATGGCTGCGGCCTGCTGTGGCGTGTAGCCCTCAGCGATCAGGCGGCGGATGTTCTCTTGAATGGTTGCGCGACTGCTTCCGGGCTTTAACGGCA